GGCCGAGGATCCATTCGGAATCCAGAAACTTGACAAGATGATTAAGGCCGTCAAGGACGACCTAGAACGACTTCACCTGCCGTATCCCACCCATACGGCGGTCGAAGTTCCCTACGAGCGCGGCGATGACCGAGAAATTGTCTGGATCGGTGTAGCTGTACACCGGAACCTCCGTGACATTTTCGAGGTCAACCGCGCCCGTACGGGAGAGGAACTAGACCCGGCGACAGTCAAGTCTCCAGAACTCAACGAATGGATGCTGATGGCGGGCTACGATGGCACCGACCTCCTCAGTATCAGGATCACTCGCTGGAAATACCCACGCTTCAAGAAGCTCCTCTGGAAGATCTCATTGAACGAGGATGTGCTCTTGGTGCGAGGGGTGAAACCCGGCTGGCGTGCGGCCAGAGAGATCTACGTCAACGATCTCTGGGTGCTACAGCCATGAATCGCGAGAGGAGGGATACATGCGTTGGGAGACCCCAACCGACGAGCCGCAGCCGGGCGAACCCACCCCGGCTGAACCACCGGACAACGGTGGTGATGACACAGAAGGCGGCGAGGGCGACGAAGGCTAGTCGTCTAGCGGGCAGCGCAGCAATGGAGGCACAGTGGGAGCTGCGTTACGACGCTGGGGTAGGCGTCGTGTCTTGTCATCGGCCCAAGGAGGGTTGTGAAGGGTGTCGTCGGGATACTAGCCGCGCTCTGCGTGGCGTTCAATATGGTTGCGTCCGTATCTGCCCATCCGAGGCAGGACTACGTGACGAGAGGGTTGCTGTGCATCCACGGCTACGAAGGAGGCTGGCGAGATGCGGGAGCGCCGTTCTGGGGTGGGTTACAGATGGACTACTCATTCCAGTCGGTGTACGGATACACGTATGTCAAGGTTCACGGCAGACGTGTTCGCATCAATTTCCTCCAGCAATGGGGTACTGCAGATCACTGGCCCATAGGGGCACAGATGGAAGCCGGAAGGAATGGCTACAAGAGTCGCGGTTGGTCACCGTGGCCCAACACCGCCCGAATGTGCGGGTTGTACTAGTCGATAGGAGGGAGCATGGATGTAGTTAGGATGCCGTACTTGGTGGAAGAGGTCGCGGCCGAACTGGACATGAACAAGCGTCATGTCAAGATCGTTCTCGACACCTTCTTCACCATCATCGCTGACGAGCTAGCGGAGGGGAACGAAGTCGCCGTGTCTCCGTATGTCCAGTTCAGGTACCGAATTTCTCCGGCCGTCAAGAAAGGCACGATGGTCTGGAATCCGGGAACTGGCGAGAGGCAGCCGTCAGCAGGGCGTCCGGCCAAGATCAGTATCAGGGCTACGGCCTTGTCGGGTCTGAAGAAGAACGTCCCTGTTGCTGGTACCAAGGCGGGCAAGGCGATCCTTCGCGAGCGACAGGCCGCGAAAGCGGCGAAGGCATAGTCATGCCTGCGATAGTCAAAGGGTTGTGTCAGTGCGGTTGTGGGCAGCCCACGACTATCGTGACATATAACAACAACAGTGATGGATCGGTTAAGGGTCAGCCCAGACGATTCATCAGGTTCCATCATCTCAAGTTCCATCAAAAGGGAGCGGCAAACCCTAGGTGGGAAGGAGATGATGTAAGCTACGGCGGTATACATTCTTGGCTAATGCGGAACATCCCTAAACAGGGAAAATGCTCCGAATGTGGAGCGACTCCAAGGCCGCAAGGGTCAAGAAAATATGGGACCGAATGGCACAATCTATCCGGAAAATATCAAAGAAATACCTCGGACTGGATCGAGTTGTGTAAACGGTGTCATTCCGTAGCAGATCAAAGGAGGGAGCAATGACGTTAATACCTCGCGTACCAGGCGCATACCAGGCATCGCGGCAGTGGGACGATCAGACCGAGACTCCCCTGCTTCGCGACGTGGCGTTCAACCGCCATTCGATGAACGATGGGCACCACGTCTCGCCGTACGACAACGACCGGATCCAAGTGGGCGACGACGGCATTCATGTCAACCTCGTCCAAGGTCTGAACCCTGAGTTCGAAAAGGTCTTGTCGAAGGCAACGAGAGCGACCATCGGGATCGACCTGTATAGCCCGGACAACGACAGTCGTGATTGGGAAGAGATGTTGAAAGGTGGTCTTCAGACGGCTCTCGAAAGTCAAGTGGTCATATTTGAGGTGTCTGGCATATCGAGGGCCTGTACTCACCAGATCGTCCGAACACGTAAGGCGGCATTTCACCAACAATCGATGCGAGCCTCGTTCTACGGAACTGGCCCCGAGCAGCGCTGCCCCGAGTCGATCTGGAACGCACCGGATGAGGTCAGGGATCTCTGGTTCCGAGCGGTCGAAGCCTGCCGGCAGGCCTACATAGCCGCGACCAACGCCGACGTGTCCTACCAGGATGCACGCTACATTCTCCCGGAAGGAACAACGAACTACATCATGATGGAGTTCCCGCTGCGGGAATTCATCGCGGTCTACGCCTACCGGGGCTGCTCACTTTTCCAGTGGGAAATAGTTTCGGTGATGCGCATGGCGAGAGAAATCTTGGTCGGGAAGTATCCATTCTTGGAACCCTATATCAAGATTTCCTGCGAGACGACGCATGGCCCCGAGGAGTACGGCGGGCACAAATGTACATTCCAGGGCTGGGAGAACGTCGAAGGTCAATGCAGTTTCCCCTGGGCCCGCGAAGACAACCGAACCTTCCGGAGCGAACATCATCGAATCGAGCGCAAAGATGCCGGCAAGACCGGCGAGTAGAACGGCCAGACAGATCGTTCGCGACATGCCTGCGATCTGCTGGTCTTGCCACGAGCCCATCGTAAGCAAGCCAGACGTTCATCATCTGAATGGAGATCACGATGATGACCGTCCAGAGAATGTCGTCCCAGTACACCATGCGTGCCACACTCGGATTCACAGGCCATGGAACGGAGAAGCTGTGGCGGCATCGAACCGCCGAAGGGCGGGAACATATACGACTCGGTGCAAGCCGGGGTGTACGTGTAGGAGACACCGTGCCTCCAAAGAAGCATAGGACGAACATCATCGTGACTTCCCTCATGGGCAAATGGTACCAGGCCGAGTGTTCCTGCGGCTGGCTCTCACCCCGCAGCTACGCGGTACGCAGGTACGCCGAACGAGACGCCCGCGAGCACAAGAGGGGCAATCGGTGAATCTAAAAGACGGCGACACGCAAAGAGCGAACCATGAACACACCCGCCGTCTTCAAGATCAGCGGAACGGGAGGATAGTGCCCGATCCGATTCTGGATCGCGAACTGACTCTATACTGGCTCCGGCACTATCCTGCCTACCGCGAGGTTATCAAAGATCGTGTGAGCGCAGCAGCCAAATCAGCCGAGAAACTCTCCCGCCGGATCGATGATCAATACAAGGATGTTGATTACCTCGGTCGCGAGGTCGAAGGATGCGGCTAGGAGCTAGGAGCGTGTAGGATGGCCCCTCATGCCCCGGATAACCCGGAACGGCCCGCTAACGGTCTTACCCCTTGGGAAGAGCTTATACAACAGCGTACAAAGCCGACGGACTATCTCGGCCGCTGGGTCGATACCGGATTACGGCTTTCGAAGGATTTGACCGAGAAATCCATCCGCGAGGGCGAGATCGGCCGGATCCACTCGGCCAAGGTCATAGTTCTGGTCGCCTGGTCGATTCCCCGGCGACTCGGCAGCGATGCGAGCGACGTGGAGCTAGCTTTGGACAAGCGGCGGGCACGCCGCGTAGCTCACGCGCTCGACCAATCGCTCTTGAGCTGGACGAAGAAGCCGCCGAAAGTCAAACCAGACGAGAACGATAGGCGAGCTGGAGCGCAGCTCGACTGGATCGAATTCGTCGGTCATCACGCGCTCGGCGTTCAAGATAGCCTGCGACTAGTAGCCACCTGGTCAATGCGTAATGATCAGGAGGTCTGGGGCCGCTCGGCGGTCGTCCGTCTCAACAACGAGCTGCACTGGGTCTCCTACGCTCTGCGCGATTAGTCCGCAATGCAGGTATAGATTTTCGTCTGCCCGCCTGGATGGTTGATGATGAGGATCCCGGGCGAGTAGCCCGTCAAACATTCAGCAGTACCGGCTGGCCCCGGAGGCCCGGGTGGCCCTTGCGGTCCAGTCGCGCCGGTCGGAACATTCACCGTGACCGTTTGTGTCGGGGCGGGTGCGGCAGCAAAAACGTGCGCCGCGAAAAATCCGGCCGTGGTGGCGAACGCGCCACTCACGCCAATCAAAAGGAATGACCTCCACCTACTCATCTCTCAGAACCCCCGAGTCGGATTGCAACATATCCTCGCGCATCTTGATCCCCTTCAAAAAAGCGTCGATCCGCTCCTGGCAAACCCTCTCACCGCGCTTCGCCTCATAGCGCAGAGCAAGCCAGCCGGTGAGTACGCTGCCGATCCCCGAGAGGAAGGCCGCAGCTGCTGCAAGCGCATCCCCGCTGAGTTCGCCAACAATCAATCACTTGACCTCTTTCTCTGCTGCGGTCGCGATCCGCTCCATGGCGTCTGCGTTCCGCTCCAGAGCTTCGATGATCGCATCGAGTCTTCGAATCAGCAAGTTGAAGGATTCGATGAACCAATTGAGGTTGAGCGTCATGCCCTTAACCAGCGCCGAACCTACCGATGACTTCCCCGAGGATGGCATTCTCGTCCTCAATCCCTAGCTCAGCGATCCGTTGCGGCAGAGCCTTAAGGACTTCGTCATAACCGTGTGTTGTTCTGCCATCATGTTCTCCTTGATCATTCCACCAAAAGAACAGAACGTGATCTCCGCTGATGAGCCTGAAGCCATGCGTGGCGTTCTCGGGTAGATCACTGGCAATCTCGATCTCGAACATGTTCCCTCCTAGACCAGCGCGATGGCGACCATTGCCAGAGACATCGAAAGTGCCTGGGCTGTCCAGTTCGCAATCGTCCCGTTGCCGGCGCTGTAGAGCAACGGTGCATCCTCCAACATGCAGTTAACGTAGTCCACAGACACCGACGAGTTCCGGTTACTTAGAGCACTTCGTGAGCTGCCGGTGATCGTCAAGGTACCACCGTCGGCGTTCCCTGAGATTACCGCTCTCGACAAATAGTAGCCAGTACGCGGAACGACGATGGATACCTGATTAGCATTACCGCCTGCCAGCCACTCAGCGTTGCCGAGCGCGAACCAGGGATAGGTTGCGTTCAAATCGGGCCGGTACATGAAGAGCGCCCCGGTGTTGTAGCCCGGTGCGCCCGTGGCGGCGAACAGCGTAAACATATAGCCGGTGAACAGGCCTGTGGTCGGGAACACCGTCCCATAGGCCGAAGACATAGCCACCGAACCGGCCGCGAGCTTTGGGGCTGTTACCGCACCGTTCGCAAGATCATTAGTACCGATCGCCCCATCGACGATCTTCGCGGACGTGACCGAGTTGTCGAGCGGCGTACGCTGATCAGAGAGCCGCGCGTCCGCCGTGACGACCGCTGTGCCAGCGATCTTCGATGGAGCGATCCCGGCCGCAGCATTCACGTCGGCATCGACAATAGCCCCATCGACGATCTTCGAGCTATCGACCGAGTTCACCGCCATCTTGGCGAGCGTCACGTTACCGTCTACGATCTTGACTGTGGTAACAGATCCATCCGCCGGTGTTCTCTGATCAGAAAGACGCGGATCGGAGTTGATTACCGCCGTGCCTGCGATCTTCGCGGGCGCAATCGTATTGTCCACGATCTTCGTATTGTCCACCGAGTTCGGCAAAGGAGTACGCTGATCAGAGAGTCGCGAATCAGAAGCGATGACGGCGGTGCCCGCAATCTTCGCCGGGGTCAAGGCTCCATCCACAACCTTGGAGTTATCGACCGAGTTCGACGTGGGCACGCGCCAATCCGAGAGACGCGGATCGGAGAGGCCAACGCTGATAGCCGTCCAGATCGTTCCGTTGGAGCGGTAGATCCTGCCGCCCTGATCATCGGACGCGAAGTACAGGTAACCCGCGTTGAGGCTGGTGGCAGCCGGCATAGCTGCGAGTGTCCCGGTCATGGTCGTCGTCGGCGCGAGCGAACGCCAAGTCGTTCCGTCATCGTACCACATCAGAAGCGTATCACTCGCCCACCAGAAGCGACCGCCACCCGTCTGGTGCGCAGCCGCTAGCCGCGCAGCGTCAGTCCCCTGAGTGAAGAGAACATCTACATCAGCGGCCAGAGCGATATTCCCGATGTGGACTGCCATGTCGGCGCGGTCGCTGCGATCCGAATTTGGATACTGGATCGCCCGTCTGGTTGTAGTGAGCATGAGCCTCCTTAGTGCACGTCGTTGTAGGTCTGGAAGGTAGCATAGAGATCCGCATACAGATCACCACGGTTGTAGATCGTTCCGTAGGTTGAAGGCGCTGCGGTACCTACCACCAAGGTCCACTGCAGACCAGCGGGCTTCGCGAACCGATTGACATAGCTCACGAGACTAGTTGTATCGGCTGGAGCCTCTGCCGTTTGAACGGTTACCTGAAAATGATAAGGCCCGGTATCGCGCTCTTGCAAAACAACCGATTTCGTCCCGGTCAAGAAGAGACGTACCGCCGCAATGATCGACTTCGGCGTGCCGCGCTGCCAAGAGATCTTGTCGCGAATCTGCTGGCGCTTCGTCGCCGCATCGATCCCGGTGTAGAAGTGCATTCCGATGAACTGCCCGAGGAAGTCCAGACCCTCATCCTTCGCCCGATCAATGTCGAGGATGATCGACCAACCTGGTTCGCCGTTCGGTCCATCCTCGACCAGATCAGCGGCGGTCTGAAACATCTCCCCCATCGAGTTAACGAAAGTGAGCAAGGGCCAACCAAGTCCAAGGTCTGGCCCTGCCAACGGACTGACCGCGTCATAAATCCGCTGCGTCACATCTTTGACTGGCCAGCCCGTATCGGTCATGGCGTTGCCGTTCCGCTAATCGTACCGGGTTGTGTCAGCGTTCCATGCCCCGGCAGGGTGATATCGGCCGTTCCTAGCGCCTGTCCCTGGATGGCCATCGTCATGCTAATCACCCGATCTACACCCTCGGCCATCGAGAGCTGCTGGATGATCTTCCAGTAATAGACAGTCGAGGTCTCGATCCAGGTGCCTGCCTGCGCTACTGCGTCGGTCACAGTCGGATCCTTGCCCCAGTTCGCCGGATTGAGGTAAGCGTTGACCTTGGCGAGCGCGTTCGCCTGTACGGTTGCCGTCGTGTATCCAACCAAACACTTGACATTGAAGGTGACAGCGATCTGCGTCACGGTCGGATCGAAGGTGGTAACGACGAAGTTGACCTCACGCTGGTTGTCGAGATAGGTCTGTAGATTCGTCTTGATCGTGGCCGAGACCGGGACGCCTGCCGAATCGACCGCAGCCACTCCGACGTAACGCTGATTGTTCAAGGTACCGTCGGCCGGATTGAAACCATCCAGAGCGACGCAGCGACCGACGCCGGCAACATCGAGCGCCGCCAGCGAGTAGTCCGTTCCGAGAACAGGCCTTTGTGAGAGCCGTTGCAGCTTGAGCGCGAGGCGACTGTTATACTCGCTGCTCAACTCGGCGTCTTGTCCGCCGGTTGTGACTCCGGTGAGAGTGACGGAAGCGACGTAGGCGAGCGTATCAATCAAAGTCGCGACGTAGCCCGACCCGCCTAAACCAGCCGTCATTACTCCGGTCTCCATTGAGGAGAGTGTGATGCCGCCCGCCGCCGTTGAAGAGGATCCGGCCGGAATGATGACGTCCGTGACCGTTTGGAAGGCGTGATCCTGGCCCACATCATCGCGGATCGAGACCTGGGTGCCAGCGAAGATCGTGTGACCGAGGGTATCATTCATGACCCAGGTAGAGCCGACCAGCGACGAAGTTGCGTCCATGGGCGGGATCCCGGCCAGCTTCGATCCGAAGTATTTGAAGATCGTGTCCGGTACGTCAGCCGCGATCCCGAGTAGATCGGAGGCTTGTGACGCCGTCACCTGCAGAATCCAAACATCAAGGTTGCCATCATTCTCGACCCACTCGGGAACCTTCGACTTGATAAAGGCGTATGCGTCGTTTAACAGGTCGGACGGATCCGATGTGATCGGATACGAGACATACCCACCAGTGGTGCTCATGCGCCTCCCTTCATACTGATGTCGATGCCAACGTTGATCCGGTCAATCAACTTATCCGCTCGATCAACCCGCTCGCTGACGATAACGAGTGCTCGCGTCTCCTGCTCACTAACGCGAGCCTGAATATCATCCGCACCGATCGGCTGCTTCCGCATAGCGTAGTCCGGTACACCAAAAGCCGGTACCTCATCACGCCAGCCGACATGAGTAGAGAGGATCGCCACGACGCAGTTGGCGATGTCATCGATGGTATCCTGCTCGACGACGTTCGCCCCATCCGAGCCGAGTATGAACGGATAGTTGAAGTGCGGTACGTCTACACTCACGTCGGAACCTTCCGCGCCCGCCGCTGCGCCCGGTTTTCGCCACCACCATTCTCCATCGAGGCGTTAGTGGCCGCGATCTGACTGCGCAGTTCCTCGGTGAAGTTGATGAACTGATCCGTTGTGAAGATCGGGACTGGTTCGCCGACCTTCTCCGAGATCGCTACGCCGTTCTCATCACGCTCCAGGACCACCGGCTGGCAAACCATCTTGAGCAACTCCAACATTGACTTCCTCCTTTACCATGAGTGGATTGATTTCCGGCTTCATTCCGCTCGCCGCACTCAGGCAGTCATAGCTGCCGAAGACGTGTGAAGCAGTCGCTTCACCGTAGACTTCGTGTGAAATGAAGAGCCATCCCATCCGATCATTGGGATCGAGGCCGGGATGACCAGGACAGGTCGGATTGTCACAAGTGATCTTGGTTATCGTTGTTTGTTCAACCGGCATATTCCTCCTTATGTAATTCTGATTGGAGTAACTTCGAACGTACAACCCCCAGGCGCGATGCTCGACGTACCTGCGGACGAATACCCAATGACATCAACGGTACTGACGACTCCAGATAAATTTCCATCCAGCGTCATGATGCAAGCGGAGCTTTGGAACCAGACTCCACGATAGGACGGATCGGATGAGTTCGCGTCAGCCGTTCGCGCGTCCCGTACCAGCTGCGCGTAGATAGACGTGTTACCCGATGAGTTGGTAAAGAAGAAGCTGGCCCGAACCTGCCACTCACCACCTCGGCCGACATTAGCCGTAGCGATCCAGGTCCAACTTCCTGACCAAGCATTATTGCCGCCTTGCACCACCTTGGCCGGAGGCCCACCAATGAAGTGCCAGTAGCCATCCGCACGATAACGAAAATGCCAATCGACTCCGGTGACGATCGCATCGGTCGCTATCCATTCATCCCCGGCGGCAGGCGAGGCGGGAGGCCCGCCGCTGTACGCGGAGATTGTTCGCTTGGGTATGTTTGTCGCGGTGACACTGCCGGTAGTTGAAAGATTCCCGGCATTGTCAATCAGCGTGTTCCAGCCGCCGATGTAGAAGCCAATCCCAGTTCCGTTCACCCCGATGAAACGTGAGCTGCCGCCGTCTACCCAGATCCCGTCGTTACAGAACATTCGTGAGGTCGAAGTCCAAGTGGCAGTTACAGCCATCGCACCGGCACCAGTTCGATAAATCTTTTCATTATACGACGGCCCAAATGCAACAAACCCGTCGGCTCTGGGAATATACACGCCACCAGGATTGTTAACTACGACACCACTGCCACCACTCGTGGACAAGTCACCCGCAATGCTCAAGCCGCCGTTTGCATTCAGAGTCATCAACTGCACCAGGGCCGGAGCGCCAGATGTATTTGGTGCTCTCCAGAAATCTATTTGATCGTGACTCGTACCACCCATTTGTATCAACCACTCAGGCAAACCCGAGCTAGGCGAGCTAACTCCCCATCCACTGTTGTCGCTAGCTCGATAGATGTTGTTACCGAGCCAAGTTACGCGGTTCGCTTCACCGATATAAGCAAACTGCTCACCCATAGCGATACTGACGCTGCTGGTCGGAGTCGTACGAGACAAAACGAAATATCCGACAGCGCCGCGATACAAAAATGTATCGACCGCAGAACCAAACCCAATACCTGCTAAACCAGCTACCTGACCAAGCAGTACCTGCTGCGCTACCCCATAACGAGCATAAATGTCTGCGGCGTCCTGAAAATGAGCATTTGTGCGAAGCGTGTTTGCTGCGATCCGGTACATGTAAGTATCGGTGGCTGATCCCCAGACGATACTAGCTTGTCCATTCGCCTGATCAACTCGGAAGGCTCCATCAGTGGCAAGATTGCCTGCCGCCGACCGATACAGATTCGTGTCGCTTGCTTGTGTTGAACCACCAGGCCCGAAAACAATTGTGCCATCCGCACGAAGTGCCACCCGTGCAATATCAATAGCGTCTGTGCTGAGTCCGGCTCCAATACTGAAATAGGTTCCGGTACTGCGTTGCGCTCTGAAATAACTATCAGTCTGAAGTTGATTAGCTGATGCACGATACAGACTCGTATCTACTCCAGACGCGCCACCAGGTCCGAAATCAAGTTCAGCATTTCCACTGGCGTTCAACCAAAGACGGAACCGCTCGTTTCCCTCGCCAGCGACCAAACCGACGAACATGTACTTCGTGCCGCCTGTGCCGAGGTTCATGCAGCGGAAGGCCGCGCTTCCCGCGCCACTCCACATCGAGGTGAAGATGCTGTCGGTCGCAAGTTCGCTAGCCGCACGACGGTAGAGATAAGTATCTCCCGCAGAACCGAAAACAAGCGCATTCGCCGCACCGCCATTCGCCTGATCCATCCAAATTGCTCCAGCGGTGCCGAGCTTGTTCGCGCCGTAGCGGTAAAAGTTCGTATCGGCACTAGCGTTGCCTGGCCCCCACTGCAAAAGGCCGCTACCAAGCGCCGACCAGCGCAGCGCCACGTCGCCGGATGCAAATGCGCCGATCGCAACCGAACTCGTGCTGGCGGGATGCCCATAAATCGCGCCATCACTTGCAAGTGCGGCTGCTCCCCAGCGGTAGAAATTCGTGTCAATTGCTGTCGATCCGCCTGGCCCCCATTCTTGTTTACCAGAGCCGAATATGCGCCAAGCGGGCTGGGTGTCGCCGACGGCAAGGAAGTTTTGAATGATTCTCGTCGCAGCAGCGACGTAGGTATCGGCCGGCAGGTTACCTTGGATACCTTGTGGGCCTTGCGGGCCTTGCGGGCCTGTTGCGCCGGTCGCGCCGATCGGGCCGGTCGCGCCCGTGTCACCTTTTACACCTTGTGGGCCTTGCGGACCAGTTGCTCCAGTTGCCCCGGTTGCACCGGTATCGCCTTTCACACCCTGTGGACCAGTCGGCCCGGTCGCTCCCGTTGGTCCGGTCGGACCTGGTGGCCCTGCCGGACCAGTCGGCCCTGCCGGACCAGCAGCATCGGCCCATTGCAAGGCACCACTCACGACCTTCGGGTACTTACCCTCGACCAACGGCCAAGGGATCAGCGATTCTGCCAGCCAGCTTGCGGACGGCTGATCATACTGGAAGAGCACGCGCTTCGCACTCGCATTCACGTTCATCGCCGACCAGAGATGATCATCCGGCACTCCGGTCGGCGGGCCATCCGAGTAGAGGCTGGTAGTGATCCCCGGCGTCTTGTAGCCCGGGAACCAGCCGATCACCCAAAGCTCGCGGCGGTTATCGAAGACACAAAGTACCGAATCGTTGACCTTCGGCAGCGACTGGCTATCGCGAGCCTGCCAGCGCGCGTTATCGAAGACCAGATCCGGATTCATGTCAGGAAGAATGACACCGATGCGCGCCGTATAATTGAGCGGCGCTTTGGCAACGACCCCACGCCAGATCTGCGCCTGGGGCTGCCGAGTTTGGAAGGTGTCGAGTTCGAGCTGGCTCATAGCGGTAGGTAGCTCCTTACCGCGATCACAGGACGGTAGTTCCAATCAATCTTCAAGATTCCGTTATCCGATCCGATCTCGATGACTTTCCCTCCATCAACCATGACGGCAACATGACCGGGGATGCTGACCGTTCCGCCGTAGAAGACCAGGTCTCCTGGCGAAGGCTGGAAGACTGGGCCGCCATGCGTCGCGAGAGTACCAGTGTAACCGTTACCGTCATAGTGGCTCCCATTCGGATCTGGACAACCTGCTTCCTTGTAAACCAGGGTGACGAAGGAAGAGCAGTCGATGCCAGCATGCGCCTCGGCGCTCCAAAGTGTATCCGGATAGGGACGGTTCTGTAGATAGTGATAGTGCCACTTCTGCTCGACCGCCAACGCCTTCTCGGCCACCATGACAACCGCCTTACGCGAACCGTCAGTACCAGGTAACCCTCCAAACAGGGCTTGGTCTTGCGAGGCTGCAGCGCTGGGATCGGACGGGTGGCCTCGGGCCCAGGTAGGTAGTTGATCGTTGGATATATTGTCGTCGAGAGGTTCTGGTAGGGTGGGTTGAGGCTTGCTGAGGTTGATGTCGGCATTACTGCTGAAAAGGCTCCTGGCAAAAGTGTTAACGAGCCAACGTCCATCGAGTGGCCCCATCTCCTGCAGAGTAATGATCGAACCCGGAGGGGCCAGCCAAAGACCGACCTGACAGGGAATGTCAACCGTCGCGCCCTTCTTGCCGAGATCGTAGTCGAAACCAATCCCCATCACTCCCTTGGTGCTCTCGGTGATCGTGACAATGGGCTGTGTCTTGTAGAGATCATCATCAGTCAGGTAGTAGAAGACACCACTGATGAAAAAGGCGCGCCAGCCCACCTCATCCGCCAACCGCCTAATACAGGTCCAGTTGTCTTCGCGCTTCCAGACGCCCGAAGCGTCCGTCGTGCCGCGAACGAAATGATAGATGTTGTCAGCCCCGGCCGGAGTCCAGGTCTGCGCCATGTTATTCATATCCGCAGCATTGCCTTCAGCATCGGTCGCCCCACCCTTCCCGGGTGGTACGCCGTAAGCGGTGACGATCTTATTGGCTTCATCAAACCACTGTCCGTAAAGATCAGGATGGCCACTCTGCTGAACGCCCTGGCAAACATCGTTGTAGCTGATGCCGGGGTGATCCTTCTCATACTTGATGCACTTGTTGAGGAACATCCGACTAGAGGTCGCCGGATCATGCCGGTCGGCGTAGCTTCCCCAGCCGGTGTCAATCTGCTGGAAGAGACCGACACTGGTACCGTCGCCGCCCGAGAGGTTGTGGAGCGTCGATTCCTGGATCGCGGTCATGATGGCGCAGACCAGAACCTTACGCTTCGCCTTCATGTTCGTGGCGACGTTCAGGATCGTGTTCGCATTGTTGGTCTGATCCTTAGAGATCGGAACATTCTTCACTGTCACTAAACCAGCCACCTGTCTCGCTGCGCCAGGTTCGCGATGATGGAAGCGATCCGCGATGTCACCATTCACGTTTAGCGAGATCCCGCCCGATCCGGTCGCGCCACCCGTCGCAAGTCCCCAGTTAATCGTGCCCGGTTTATCAGTCGCCTTCTCGATCTGCTGCACCTGGTGCAGATGCGGAATCACAACCGGAATTTTGAACTCTTTGACCTCACGAATCAGATTGAGGATAAACTCGGCCCGCGTCACCTTATCGCGGCTCGCAAACTTGATGCCACCGTGCGCAGCATGAACCTTCGGATACGTTCGCAGAACGGCGATCTCCCGCTGCTCGAATCCCAGTGTCAAGTTATCGCTGCCCGCGTCGCGCGAAACATGAACAAGCCGGAACCAAAGACCGTCGATCTCAATATCAAGGCGCGCGTTCAACGCGCCTGACCGCAGCAGAGATCGGTCATAGTCATTTAGCTCCAGATCGACCGTACTCGCGCCGTCGATGGTTCGGTTGACGTTGACGTCGATCACACGCGCCGTCGAATCAAAGAGCACCTTGCTCTTCAAATAGACATTGAGTTTGTCGAGATCGAGATCATCGCCCATCATCTCCTTCTGGACAGTACGCGGATCCAACTGAGAGAGTTCCAGCTTCTTGACGGCAGTGAGAGCAGTTGCGGTCGGCACTACGGAATCCTCAGTTTCAGCCCAACCTTAAGAGCATTCGGATCGCGAATTCTAGGATTGGCTTTGCGAATGTCCTTCCAGCGGTCGCCGTTCCCGTACATCGACTTAGCGATACTGCGAAGCGTCTCACCCTTACGGTGAACAATGTACTGGTTTGGAAGCGACTTCGTCATCGTGATCTGCAGACGCTCCTCCGCATGGTACTCCAGAAGATGCACGACCGCATCCTGCCGCATGCGGAAGTAAATCCCCTTGTCCGACTTATCCCAGTACACATCTTCGCCCCAGTCGATCCCGGTAATCACCCAGGTAGCTCCAGCAACCGGGACGTTCGGAATCGCGCCGTCCAACGTCACGGTCGGCGGCTGCGACCAATCGTCTCCGAGCGCCATCTTGTTAAGCTGCCGAATCTCGCGCTCGACGGCTCCCTGGTTGTGCCAGTTGTCGAAGAGGATCGGCACGTCCATCTGATACGGCTCGCGACCCGCCCATTGCGTCAGCGAGACCCGGCGCGGGCGCGCGATCTGACTCCAGCCGCCGACCCCGCCGACCATCGTTGGCGGCCCATCCCCGCGCAGCACCTTGACCGCAGCGCCCTCGCTAGAGCGGAAGATGTAGTAATACCTGTTCGGTACCTTGGTCGGCTTGTGAAGAGATTGCTGCCTTCCGCGCGGGTGAACGTCGGTGAAGTCTACTTCGCTCATCGGCGTGCCGCCTTATTTTGTCTATGCTTGGACGTGGATTCCGCGACCTTCTTCCCGTCGATGTTGATGCTGGTATGCACCGTCGAGTTGATCTGACTCTTCTGACCCTTGCCGGCTCTGATTGATCCGACGGCCGGACTCGCTCCGCTGATTGGGATTGCGCCGCCGCCCGAGACCGCGGTGGCGACCGCGAGCGGAGCGCCCAAGGGCGTACCCGCCGCCAGACCCCAATCGCCCGCCGTCTTGATCCCGCTGCCGATAGCCTTCAACCAGCCCGGAACATGGATGCTGGTGATCTTCCCAGCGAACTTCCCGATCCAGTGAATGGCATTCCTGATCCAGCCGACGAGAACCTTCCACCAGTGAATGACCGCCAGAATAGCGAGAACCATCGGTGTAAAGGGAGCAAGCAGGACAACACCGAGCAGCTTCCAGTGATCCTCGATCCAGCGAATTGCAGCCTTGACCAGATCCCAAACCTTCTGGATCCAACCCCAGATCATCTTCCAGTGCTTGACGATGATGAAGGCGAGCGCGACGAAGACACCACCAAACACCAGCAGGATCGCGGCGGCGACGTACCAGTGCTTCCAAAGCCACTTCGCCGTTCGGTTAACGAGGTTGTGGAACCACTTCCACCTGAAGTAAAGGATCACGAGCAGACCGATGATCAGAAGGATCGCGCCAATTACAATCCCAACCGGGTTCTCGAAGAAGAAGGCAAACATCGCGTTGCGAGCGGCGAGGATTGCCGGAATGAGGCGCGTGCGGAAGGCGATCCCGAGCCTGCGCACCGACTTCTCCATCGCAGTCATCTTCTGCGCGCCCTGGAATCCCTTCAAGACGATGGTACCTCGCGTGAAGGCTAGCCAGAGCCGCCGCAGTCTGAGCAACGAAGCCTGCGCGGCAGTGCCCATCAGTTTCATCCATACCCAGATGAGCCTCATGGTCCGCCAGAGCAATCCACCGGTGACCTTCGCTGCCTCCCAAGCCCTGCGAAGGAGGATGAATCCATGACGATCGAGGAACGCCATGATTTGGACCTTATTCATCCAGACGTAGACCACCGTATAGACCGTGATTAACTCCAGGACAGCAATGCGCAGTATTTTGGCCCACCAGGTGTTCGCAGACAAACCCTTTGCCATAAATGCCACAGGCTTCAAGAGCATATCAAGAACGTAGGCAAGCGCCAGGAAGATCGGCAGCATATCCTTGAAGATGGCAAACAGCGACTTTGTGATGGTTGCCAATTCTCCGAAGAGGTCGATCAAGCTCTTCAGCTGCGGGTAGTTCTTCTTTGCGATCCCCAGAACTTGGTCGAGCCGCAGCCGTCCGCCCTGCTTCCGCGAAAGCTGGCCAATTTGCCCGAACATCTTGTTGAGACCAGGCAAGATTCCTCGGCTGGTCTGAGCAAAGATGTTTGCCATCAGCCCACCCATGACCTGGGCGACATTATCGTGCAAAGTCGAAAGCTGCCCCACGAATGTCTTGGCCTGTCGTGCGCTCGCGCCCGCGAACCGCTCCCGCATCCCCGCCATGAGAGCCGGGATGCCGATCTCGGACGGAATCTGAAGCTCACCCGGACGTGAGAGCATGGCGCGCGTGACGCCATACTTCGCTAGCTTCTGGGTGAGAATGTCGATCACTGGAATGCCTTGCTGCTCCAGTTGTAAGAGATCCTGACCGAGCAGGCGGCCAGATGCGCGGATCTGACCGAAGACCGTCACCATGCGCTCGATTTGTTCGCCGCCGCCACCGAAGGCCGCGACCGTATCGCCAATCACTCTGAGATTCTCGTTCGTCTGCTTCAGGGTGAAGCCGAACGCCAGGAAGCGGCGGGCCGCATCGGTCACGTTCGTGAACTCGAACGGCGTTGTCTTTGCCAGGTCGTAGAGGAAGGCCAGCTCATTCTTCGCGGCTCTGGTCGAACCGAGGAACTGCTCCAGGGCAATCTGGTTCGTCTCCATGCTAGCATCGAACTTTACGCCCATGGCTGCCGCCGCCGTCCCGAGGCCTGTCAGCGCGAGTGTGCCGGCATAGGCATAGCGGCGCATCGTGAAGAGGAGCTGGTTCATCAAGAAGCTGCGCTTGCCGCCTTCTTTCAGCTGTTGGTTGTAAGTCTGCACCTGCTTATTGAACGAGCCGACCGCCCTGCCGGCTGCTCCGAAGCCGGAAACAACTTGTGCAACTCCGCTCAGTTGCAGACGAATAACCGCTGGGCCGCTGGCAGCCACTACTTCATCGCCTCAGCGAGCTTGTTGATGGTCTTGATAGCGAGATCCTCGTTGAAGAGCAGCAGCAGTTTCTGATACTCACGCGAGATCGCTAACATCGTTGATCTCCGCTCCGAGTCGCGCTCTTCCAGGAATTTGAATGGATCCATCCCGGCAAGAGCAACCTGGGCTGCTGCCTTGATCTCATCGGGAACCTCTATAGCCCTTCCCCCAGGAACTCCTCGTCCACTTTGAGTCCGGTGTTGCCCATCCAGCGGTTGAGGAGGATCCCGTACTGACCGATGGCGAACTCGTTGTTACCGAAGATCCAGTACAAGGCCGAACGCGCATCCCCATACTCCCCCGGCGACCAGCCGAGGTATTGAGCCAGCTCGTCCCATGACAAGACGTGGCTATTGCCGTTCAGGTCGTTGATGATCTCCTGCGGCTCCTCTTCGCCCTTTTGGATGAAGAAGCCGGTCGTCGAGTTGATGATCGTGTCGAGCAGAATGCGCATGTTCCGCTCACCACGATCACGAGTCTCGCTGAGGATCTTCCTGCCGATCCGCTCGACCTCGGTTCGATCCATGAGGCGATGCTTCGTGACCAAGCCAAACTCCTCGAAGCCAGTGATCGGCAGGAAGACATCTTTGGACTCTGCGATCTCCGCGCGTCGCGCGCGCAGCTGGTCAGCCAGCGATGGCGCGGCCGTTGCCTCGTCGCTCGTCATCTCGTGAATGAGCGGCGTATTCTCTTCCAACTCCATTTTGCTCCCTCCTAGCTCCTACTACGTGCTGGTCGGTGGGCCATCGATGGTCGCGACGATCTCGATCATGCCTGGATCGCTCGTGGACTCCGAGTTGTGTTCCGGAAGCGTCACGGTCTTCAGCGTTCCGGTCCAGACGATGGGACGGCCGTACATGTTCTTGTAACGATCCATCGGCTGCTGCGAGATGATGATCCTCGAAACGCCGACAGCATCGATCAGCTGCTGGATGTTGTCGTGATCACGACCGAGCCGGTAGTTGCGCGTCAGCGTGATCTGGCCGGGAGTGATCCGGCCTCCGAGCGAGTACGGTGGTGCCATGCCGCCTGGATAGTACAGACGCTCCTCGGAATCGACCTCGCCGCCTGTCTTGGTATCCCAGACGCCGTAGTTGATCATGGAGCCTGGGTTGTGCGGGTGTTCGACCGAGAGCGATACCTGCCAGGTGTCCTGGCGGGTTCCTCTGATCTGGGTGCTCATCTACTCACGCCTCCGTTCGGTTTCAGTTATAACTTTCTACCCCTCTGTTATCAGTTACGCTTCGGTAATTGGCTTCTTATAGATCTCAATCTGCACCATCTCGGCGAACTCGCTCATGCGGACGTTCAGAACCGCATGCAGCTCGTGCCGGGAGATGGTCGTCGGAGTGTTGACCTGCGGGCCGGTGTCCACGAAGAAGGCATCCGCCGCCGAAGCGCCGTACAGGTCGCCGTTCTTGTAGTAGACCTGCAGCATACCGGAGAGCGCCCCGTTGAACGCGGAGATCGTCTTGCCGGCCCCATCGATCTTGTCAAAGAGGAATCCCTCCGCGATGTTCTGAGCGTTGGCGGCGATCCCCATGTAGAGGCGGGCGCAGCCGAAGTTGACCCAGTCCGGCTCGACGTTCGGATCCACGAGCGAGCGCCAACCGTAGTTGCGGACGCCGCCGTACAGCTCGCGGATCACATCGATGCAGCCATTGTTGAGCTGCCCGCGCACCGTATCGCTGACCGGCTGCTGCGTGAGATCGACAGCGGTCAGGGACACGCCCGCGTCGCCCGCCGCCGCCGTATCCGCTCCCGCGCCGGTCGAATCGTTGCGAGACAATAGGCCGGCAATCAGCGAGGAGGGCGGAACGGAGCGAGTCGTACCGGAGACGACGCCCGGGGTGATCACCCAAGGCCAGAACATCGCCGCGAACTTCTGACTGCCCGAACGAGCGTTCGTGGCGCTGGTGAGTAGAGTTGCTGTCGTCGGCGTGTCCGGCGCGTCGAGCAGAGCGACCCGCTTGTGCGCACCGGCATGATCGACAAGCTGGGTGTGTCCTACGTCGGTCGTGCGGCCGGGAGCCGAGACCTGACCAGGGCCGAAGTCGGTTGTGATCGAGTTGAGCGAGTTCAGCCATTGGGCGTCGGTGATGTTGTTCCGGTCGTCGTTCCCGCCCGCGAGCGCGGCAGCGGCGACAGGAGCAGGATTGAGCGCCGACGCACCCAAAGCCAAACGGATGTAAGACGAGTTGTTCGCCCAGAGGATCGCTGCGCTCTGACTAAGCAGATCTGGGCTGGTCTCGACCTCGACGTTGCCGGCATCCTGAACGAAGATCACGAACGAACCAGCCGCCGTGCCGGTGCGAACACCGACCTTGAGGTTGTTCGCGCTCGCGCCCGGGCCGAGCGCCGAAGCGGTCAGAGAAACACCAGCGCTGGCGTCAAGCAGAGTCTTGCTCGCGGTGACGGCGGCAGGGCCGACAACACGCGTGACGTAGGCGACCGCGCCACCTTCGCGGAAGTAGACATCGAGCGCATCATAGAGAACGCTGTAGCTGACGCGCGGGCCAAAGATGCGGGTGAAATCCGACATGCTCTGGACGAGCGTCGGAGCGACCGGCCCGGAGTCGGTCGTACCAACCACGAACCAGACGCCGATGTCGGTCGGCGCGCTGCGAGCTGGTGGTGAGCTTCGCAGCGTAACGTTGACACCAGGCCGTACGAGTACGGCGCTCATGTCGTTACCTCCTCAGTTGTAGTTGCCCCGACTGTAGCTGTCTCGACCGCAGCTGCCTCGGCCTGAGCGGCTGCCTGGACGGCAGCAACGTCGAGCAGCCAGCCTATATTGACCATCTCTTGGGCGTGATCGCCGAGATTGCTTGAGTCCAACGTGATGAACTCGCCCGGGCCGAGCGGCTGTCCCTCGTCCATGATGACAGCGTGAGGGCCGATGAAACGATACTCGGTGTTCGTGCTAGGATCTTTCCTTGCGGTTGGAGACATTCATCCTCCCTTACTTGGGTTTCATCTGGACGGTAGTAAATACCGACTCCACGTCGAGCCATTGCGATCCGGGCTGTGTATCCACATTGGGCGGATCTGGATGGGATGGCCCTGCCCACTTCGAGGTAATGTTCGCGACGTGAACTCGGCTGATCACCTGCGCAGCTCTCATCGTGCGCGACTGTTCCATGTCGGGAACATCCTCGTAACTCTCGTCAACTATGTCGGTGCCGTCGAACTCCCAAGTGTCATCGAGAAAACTCTTTTGTGAGAGAATCGCCCGAGCAGCCGCGCCGTAAATCTTGGCAAGGCGCTCAGAGTTATCCTCGGTGTTAGCGGCAGCGATGATCCCAACGCCAATAGACCACCACCCGCTCATGATCCCTTCGGCATCGGTCGTCGGCGGCTCCGACATACCAGGGCAAACAGCTACGACTATTGGGATCTGTTCGTCTGGATAGGTATCGAAGCGCCAACGCTCCACGTAGGTGCGAGGTGGCGGAATCTGACTGGTCTGGTATCCACGCTGGATCTCGATCTCCTTGAGGTAAGTCGGATACCAAGCTCTAAGCGTACTCAAGACCGCCCTTGTCAATATGCTGCCATCGAAGATCGGCGCAAAGATCGTATCGGGCGCGTAGCTGCTCATCAGAACCCCATCGCACTACGTAGATAGTTTTCGCACATCGTCACCCAGCGCTGACGGTCACTTGACAAAATCTTGGTGTAGTCGCGCTTCGGGAGACGACCACTCCCGGTCGTATGCACCACGGCATATGGCAGGTACGAGGAGAGATTGATCGAATTGTTCGTAACCTTCAGGTATTGATCCGGATCACCTCGCTGCGTCATCGAATCATGAAGCGCGCCGGTTGCGATCAGAATCTCGGGCGGATAACCCGCCTTCAACTTCTGCTTCATGCGTTGTGGCGAGAGGGCTGACCAGCGTCCACCACCGCGTCGTCCTTCGCTGGAGAAGTTTAGACCGACCACACTCATCATGTCATCGGCTACATCTTCGAGAACTGGCCGCATATTGCCGGCCGCCATCTGGCCTCGGAAGAGTTGTCGCCTGACCGCCTCGGCACCGAAGATCTGAATATTGAGATACTTGACAGTTGGCACTAGAACGGCCTCCAGCTCATGTTATCGTCTGGCGGAAATGCGTACATCGGCAGCCCGCCCACGCCCGCAAGCGCATCCGTCGGTAATTGTCCGGCTTCCTCGGCGGCAATTGCCTGTGCCAGAATCTTGATCTTCTCGTCGAACAATTCCTTGAGCTGTGGATAGACGGAGCGGTTCTGTGCGACCTCGTTGCCGAAGAACGTCAGCTCTATGTACATTGCCGCCCGCAGAGCAGTGACGTCCTGCGCTTCCTGAATCAGATCCTCCGGGATGTCAGTGCCGATCATCGGCCGCACGTTGTTGACCGCCTTTTCGATAACCTGACGTGCCTGGTCGGAGGTCGGGATAGTGAGATCGTTGAATGTGTTCTGAAGAACGCCATTCGAGTTACGGGTGCGGATCAAGATCACCTCGGCCACATCCGCGATCGTCGGTGTCCATTCGATGGGAATGCCGTTGTAAGTCGGCGCGGTCTCATAGATGTTGTTACTTGCGTCGGCAAAATCAATCCGGTACCAACCGTGCTCAATGGTCGCCAGGTTAGTCGTGAAGGAGCGTGCC